GCAACGATGGTTCTCCCGGTGGCATGAATGACGATGGTACAGATGGAAATGACGAATAATAAAGCTGCGTAAGAGGCTTAATTAAATCTTACAATCAGTTGGCTACTCACTCCCCACGCCCGACAGTGTGGCTACAGTGGCCCCAACAAAAGGAAATACAATGAACGATACAATTATGGCTGAAGAAATGCAGTCACCAAAGAAAGTTGCGTTTGCAAATCGTAAATATACAAACGAAGAAAAGCGTGAACGTGAAGAAGCAGAACTTGCTGAACTGTTAGAACAGCAAAAGATGGCTAAAGAAGGTAGGGTAGAAGAACCAGAAGAAGACGAACCTACAAGCGCAGAAGAGAAGACGTTTAAAAAGCGTTACTCTGATTTGCGTAGGCACCAACAAAAGCAGGCTGAAGAGTTTAAAGCTGAACTAGATGCAATGAAGCGGCAGCTAGAACAAGCCACTAAAAACGAAATGAAGCTGCCTAAATCAGATGAAGATATCGAACAGTGGGCAGCAGACTATCCAGATGTAGCAGCTATCGTTGAAACAATTGCTATGAAAAAGGCACGTGAGCAATCTACTGCTCTTGAAGAACGTCTTAAAGTAATTGACGAAATGCAAACAAATGCTACGAAAGAAAAAGCCGAAGCAGAACTAATGCGATTGCATCCTGACTTTGATGAGATTCGTGACAGTGATGACTTCCACAACTGGGCTGATGAGCAGCCTAAGTGGGTGCAAGATGCATTGTACGACAATGACAATGACGCACGTTCTGCAGCACGAGCCATTGATTTGTACAAAGCTGACATGGGTATTTCTGGTAAGAAGCCTAAGTCAGATAAAGATGCAGCAAAGTCTGTAAGCACAAAGAATAGCCGCAGCAAGCCTCAAGAAGATGAAAGCGGCTCTTTCATTAAAGAGTCTGTTGTGCAGAAAATGTCCCCTCAAGAATACGAAAAGAGGGCAGACGAAATCATGGAAGCTATCCGCAGTGGAAAGTTTGTCTATGATGTATCTGGTTCAGCTAGATAAATTAAGTAAAAAAGAGTTGACAAATAGTTTATAATAGATATAACTATAGTCATATAGGTGTAACTCAGTTCGCTACTTGGTTACACTTACAATCCGCAAACATCAATACCCCTTTCGGATTACCTGAATAACATGGCCTACTAAATACATCGGCGGCCACCTTTGTATGCAGTACACCCTACGTTAGTCAGCCTCTGCTAAGAATTGTAATGTTTGCATCTGTGAACAATGCTAATAATAGGAGATATTACAATGGCATTTGGAAGTGCAGTAGGTTGGACTAACCTACCAAACGGAAATTTTTCACCAGTAATCTACTCCAAACAGGTGCAACTTGCTTTCCGCAAGGCCGCTGTTTGTGAAGGGATTACTAATTCCGACTACTTTGGTGAAATCGCTAACATGGGCGATTCAGTGAAGATCATTAAAGAACCTGAGATTTCAGTTTCAGCATACCTTCGTGGTACAACAATCGTTCCACAAGCAATTGACGATGCTGACTTCTCACTGACAATCGACAAAGCAAACTACTTTGCATTTAAAGTCGATGACATTGAAGAGGCGCACAGCCACGTTAACTTCCAGTCTCTGGCAAGTGATCGTGCAGCATACCGTCTTGCTGACCAGTATGACCAAGATGTTCTTGGCTACTTGTCAGGTTACGCACAGTCAGCACTGCATACAAATGCAGACACCGTGAACACAACTGTTAACGGTACTGTAGCAAATGCTGCTGCTGGTACAGACGAACTGCTTGCAGTTAACAAGCTGGACGCATCTGACTTTAACGCTGGTGTTGCTGGTCAATCAATCGGCATCATCCCACGTGCTGGTACATCTGGTGTTCCTTCAGCTACAGGTACTGCTAACCCACTGCAAATCATTGCACGGATGGCTCGTAAGCTGGACGAACAGAATGTTGACAGCCGTGGACGTTGGATTGTGATTGACCCAGTTCTGAAAGAAATCCTGATGGACGAAGAGTCACGTCTTCTTGACGCTGACTTCGGCGGTTCAGGCTTGCAGAACGGTTTGATCCTGAACAACTTGCATGGTTTCCGTGTGTACGTGTCTAACAACCTGCCAATTCTTGGTACTGGTCCATCAACTACTGGTGGTACTAACGCTACTAACTTTGGTGTGATTGTAGCTGGACATGACTCAGCGGTTGCTACTGCAGAACAGATTAACAAGACTGAGACATACCGTGACCCTGACAGCTTTGCTGACATTGTTCGTGGCATGCACCTCTATGGTCGCAAGATTCTGCGTCCAGAGGCTCTTGTGAACGCTGTTTACAACCTCGCCTAGTAATAGGTACAGTGAGTGGGCGGGAATGTTCTCGCCCCTCACATTTTCTTTTGAGGAACTAATATGGCATACGATTTTCTTGGTTTAGTAAATGCAATTAATAGAAGGCTTAATGAAGTCGAACTAAGTTCGTCTAACTTTGCAGCAGCTACAGGTTTTTATTCACAGGCTAAAGATTCAGTTAATGCCTCTATTCGTTATATTAACCAAGCAGAATACTTTTGGCCTTTTAATCATAACACAGAAGAATTAACTTTAACACCCAATACTACTCGTTATGCTTTTCCTGTTGACGCTAAAGTTATTAACTTTAATTCTTTTCGCATTAAAGAAAATGCATTATTAAGTAATAATACAACTCGCATTAAAGAAATTTCTTACGAAGACTATTTAGATAAGTATATAGAACAAGAATATAATTCATCATCTAATCAGGGCGTACCGACTTTAGTTGCACAAGCACCTGATTTAAAATTCATTTTGACTCCTGAACCAAATAAAGCGTATGAATTAGTATATGAGTATTATGATTTCCCATCTGACCTTGCCCTAGCGACAGATGTTCCCACTATCCCTGAAAGATTTCAACATATTATTATAGATGGTGCGATGCATTATGGCTACTTGTTTAGGGGTAATACTCAAGACGCTTTGGTTATGAAAGAAAAATTCGATGAAGGTATTAAGCACATGCGGTCCCAGCTTATCAACAGAACTCCGTATGTTAGATCATTTATGCGTACAGGTGGAGCAAGCGCAGGCTTCAGTATTTAAGGGGCTGATATAATGGACGCATGGCAAACCTATCCAGTCGAGTTTCGTGGTGGTCTAATAACTAACCTTTCTCCTTTGCAGCAAGGTATTAACGCACCGGGTAGCGCACGAATACTACGTAACTTTGAACCTTCAGTAGAGGGTGGTTACAGACGTATTGAAGGGTATGACAAATACGACAGCGTAATTATTCCACCTTATGGTGCGCCTGTTGTATATGGTGATGGACAAAGTGGTACAGGCCTTGTACTAGCAGCTATACACACTACACCAGAAGCAGGGGATGTTCTTTCACTTGTGGGTGGTGCAGTAGATGGAGTAGGTCAGACAGGAACATCACTAAACGTAGATGGACTAGATGTTGCACCATCCGCTAATGATACTTTTACTATTGATGGTGATGATACTTTATATACTATTAGTGCCGCAACTGCTTTAGTTGGTACTGCATCCACACTTACTATAGCACCAGCAATAACAGTTGCACCTGCGGATGATGCTGCTCTTACATTTAGATATACTATTGCATCTGGTGGCGTAATATATGATGCTGCTAATAACCGGGCTACATTAACACTAGACCAAACAATGGTTGTTAATCCGTCTAATGCAGACGATGTTACTTTTATAAGCACCGCTTCTAATTACCTTACTTTAGGTTTAGCTGCATGGGAAGACAGTGCTATTGTAGCTAAAAATGCAGACATTTATAAGACTGGTGGTTCAGGTTTTATAAAAATTAATGTACCTGACTACGGAACACCCTTAGTAGACGGCGGTAGTCAAACAGGTACAAGCCTTGTAATAGATGGGTTAGATACCGCACCACAAGCAGGCGATGTATTTAAAATAGCTGGTGTGGATTTAATTTATACAGTAACTGCTAATGCAACAGTAACATCAGGTAGCGCAACATTAACTATTAATCCGGCACTTGCTAGTAGCCCAGCAGATAACGCAGTAATTACGTTCTTGTCTACTAGCAGAGAAGACGCAAACAGAACTAGATTTGCTAAATATAATTTTAATGGCACTGAAAAAATTGTAATTATAGATGGTTTAAATGAGCCAGCTTTATATGACAATACTACCTTTACAGTTTTACTTGATGCACCAACAGATGTTATAGGCGCAACATTTGTAGCAGAAGTTAAGAACCATTTATTCTTTGCTAAAGGTTCTGTTCTTACATTTACTGCTCCTTATACAGATAGTGATTTTACTGTTGCTAACGGTTCTGGATCAATTAATATTGGTGGTAGAATTACCGCACTAGCAGTGTTTCGGCAACAGCTAATTATCTTTACTGAATCTAGTATTCACCAACTGACTGGCAATACAATCGCAGACTTTACACTGCAACCAATTACAACAGACATTGGGTGTATTGATTCAGACACAGTGCAAGAAATTGCTGGTGATATTATGTTTCTTGGTCCAGACGGGCTTAGACTGTTAAGCGGCACAGATAGGATTGGAGACTTTGGTCTAGCATCTGTATCTAAAAATATTCAAAGTGACATGACTTCGTTTGTCTCTAACAACACATCATTTAGCAGTTGTGTAGTGCGAGAAAAGTCACAGTACAGAATATTTGGTTATAACAATAATATTACACAGGAAAACTCACAGGGAGTTCTTGTAACACAGTTTGCCCCACAGGGCGGTGAAGGCATGGCCTTTGCGGAACTACGTGGTATTAGGTCGTACGTATCTGACAGTGACTATAACTTAAATGTTGAAGTAGTACTATTCTCAAACGATGATGGCTACTTGTATCAAATGGAAAGTGGCAATTCATTTGATGGTTCCAATATTAAAACAACATTTGCTACACCGCATTTGCCCATCAGTGACCCACGTAAACGCAAGACATTTTACAAGTTATTCTTGTACACTGACCCGCAAGGTAGCGTTGCATTTGATGTAAGTTTAAAACTTGACTTCGATAGTCAGGGTACTATTCAGCCACCACCTATTAGTATTCTTAACACACAAGGTACTGTTGGTTTTTTTGGTAGCGGCACATTTGGTGTTACACGATTTGGTACTAAGCTACTTAAACTATTCCAAACGCAAGTCATAGGCTCTGGATTTACTGTGTCATTTCAATTTGAATCAGATGACCAAAACCCGCCATATTCAATTGACGCATTGACAACTGAATATGCCATTCACGATAGAAGGTAAAAAACATGGGAACAGGCTATATTAGAAACGATACCGTTAACAATATCGCTGACGGTAATATCATTAACGCTGCAGACTTTGATGGTGAATACGATGCCATTGAAGCAGCGTTTAACAGTAGCACAGGACACTCGCACGATGGTACGTCAGGCGAAGGTGGTCCAGTTACTGTGCTTGGACCTGCCCAAGATTTTGTAGCAAGTACCACAGAAATTAAACCAAAGACAGATAACACGCTTGACATCGGTACTAATCTACTACGCTTTAAAGATTTGTACCTATCTGGTTCAGCTAGTTTAGGTACAGTTGATATTGACGCAGGTACAATTGATGGTACACCTATCGGTGGTACAACTCCTGCTGCTGGTACATTTACTAATCTTGTAGCCAATACTGATTTAACACTAGCCAGTGGTTCTACCGTAACTGCTATTCTAGATGAAGATACAATGACTTCTGATAGTGATACTGCGCTGGCAACACAGCAGTCTATTAAAGCATATGTAGATTCACAGATCACATCAAATAACGAACTAAGTGAAATCCTTGCTAATGGTAATATTACTGCTGGTACTGGCATTGACCTTATTGACAATGACAAGATTCGCTTTGGTACAGGCAATGACCTAGAAATTTTCCATAATGCTACTGACAGCATTATTAACGATAGTGGTGCTGGTAGCCTTAAACTGCAGCAAGCAGGTGCTACAAAGCTAGAAGTAACAGCAACAGGTGTTACAGTATCAGATGACCTTGTAGTAAACGATGATGTATCACTGTCATCTGACGGTGCAATTATTAACTTAGGTGCTGACGGTGAAGTAACACTTACACATCAAGCTGATGTCGGTTTACTGCTTGACGTAGAAAATGCTACAACTAACGGTGTCACAGACGTACTGAAGCTGCAAGCTAAAAGTACAGGCACACCTGCTGTTGGTATCGGTGTAGGCGTTGAGTTCTCAACTGAGACTGCAGCAAGCACAATTGAAACTGGCGGTGTTATTGAATCTGTAGCTACGGGTTTGACACCTACGGCTGAAGAGTTTGACATGGTATTTAAAACTATGTCAGCAGGTGCTACTGCAGCAGAACGCTTAAAGTTGAATGGTAATGGTGCTACTATTGGTAATATCAATGTTGATGGTAATACTATTATCAGTACAGATACTAACGGTGATATTAATCTTTCACCTAATGGTACAGGTACTGTAGTAGTTAATACTGATCTTGATATTGATAATATTAATATTAATGGTAATGCTATTACAAGCACAGACTTTAATGGCAACATTGCTATCACACCTAATGGTACTGGTGAAGTTGACATTAGTAAAGTAGACATTGCTGCTGGTGAAATTGACGGTACTACAATTGGTGCTAACAGTGCGGCAGCAGGTACGTTTACTAATTTAACTGCCAGCACAGACTTAACACTTGCTAGTGGTGCTACTGTAACTGCTATTCTTGATGAAGACACTATGTCATCTAATAGCGATACAGCACTTGCTACACAGCAATCAATTAAAACATATGTAGATAATGCATTTACATCTGGTTCATTTGGTAGTGGCCTCACAAGTAGCGGCGATATTACACTGGAAGATGATGGATTATCTAGCCCTAATGGTTATGCTATTGTGTTTAAAGAAGCTACAGCTACTTATACAACTACATTTAACAAAGTAACACCGACAGATAATAGAATAATCTCTTTGCCTGACGAAACAGGAACAGTGGCTACACAGACATACGCAGACGGCGGTGCTATTGCACTAGCTATTGCATTAGGATAATAAAAAGTACTTGACAAACCATAACAATTATGGTATAATTAGTGTACATTAGGAGTAGAATATGGCAAACGCTTTTTTATGTGAGACAGATACTGGTATAGGCACCTCACCTGCTACTATTTATACCTGTCCCGCTGACACACAAACCACCGTTATTGGTCTGAGCATTGCTAACATTGTAACCAGCCAGATTACTGCTGACGTTATTCTTGACGCAAGTGGTCGCACCAGTGGTGCTGAAGATGCTGTTTACCTTGTTAAAGATGCACCAGTTCCAGTCGGTGGTTCTTTAGTTGTGGTTGGTGGAGACCAAAAAGTAGTTATGGAACCGGGCGATATTATTACAGTAACGTCTGATACTGCATCATCTATTGATGTTGTAATGAGCCATCTTGATATTACGTAAGGAATAAAGTATAATGCCTTATCTTGGTAATATACCAGCTTCTACTTTTAGTAGCTTATCCTATCAGGACTTGACTGGTGGTACTGGTACTAGTTTTACACTTGACCATTCAGTTAGTAGCGCACAGGATATTGAAGTATTTGTAAATAATGTGCGGCAAGAACCCGGTGTAGCTTACACTGCATCTGGTGTTGCACTAACTATGACTGGCAGTATTGTAGCTACTGATGATTTTTATGTGGTGTTTCAAGCTAAAGCATTTTCCACTGTTTCTCATCCAGCAAGTAATGCATTACAAGCTACCAGCGGCACATTCTCTGGTGCAATTACCACTAACGGATTAACGTCTGAAGCTGCTAACGGAACAATTACTAGTAAAGCATCAGGGTCATCTTTCTGTAGTTTCACAGCAAACACAAGCGCAGGAAATAATGCTTATGTGTTTTTCCAGCAAGCTGGAACAGAAATGAGCCGTATTACGGCTTACAATGGAGACACGTTAGCGTTTAGCACTGGTTCTGGGGCAGCAGAACGTATGCGCATCGACAACAGCGGCAACGTGCTGGTGGGTAAGACTAGTTCTGGCGGAACTGATGTAGGTCACGAATTAAATGTTGCTGGTACTGCTTACCACACTAGAGACGGTGTAGCGGCATTAGTCTTAGACCGCAAAACATCTGACGGTAATATTGCAGTATTCCGCAAAGACGGCAGCACTGTGGGGGGTATTGGGAGTGCTTCTGGATACCCCTATCTTCAATCTACCAATAATGTTGGCCTTACTATGTTTACCTATGTGCAGCCACGAAACAATGGGTCGGCCGCCGACAATATTGTTGACCTTGGCAGTGGTAGCTTTCGCTTCGATGACGTTTACGCCACTAACGGCACAATCCAAACATCTGACGCTAACGAAAAGCAACAGATAGCCAACCTGACTGACGCTGAAATCACAGCCGCTAAAGCTATCAGCCAACTGTTCAAGACGTTTAAGTGGAACAGCGCAGTTACTGAGAAAGGCGATGCAGCTAGAACACACGCTGGCGTAATCGCACAGGATGTTCAAGCAGCTATGACTGCCGCTGGGCTAGATGCTAGTGACTATGCTTTCTTCATTAGCAGCACTTGGTATGTTGATGCTGATGGCAATGAGGTAGAAGCTGACGCTGAAGGTGCTATTGAAAAGAACCGCAAGGGCATCCGCTATCCTGAATTGCTTGCCTTTGTGGGTGCTGCAACTGAACAGCGTCTGGCTAATATTGAAACACGCCTAGCAGCGTTGGAGGCTAACTGATGGCACTAAGTAAAATTACAAAAGCTGATGACATAACGTTATCCGGCGGTGTCTACTTGGGCGGCACTGGTTCGGCTAATTATCTGGATGATTATGAGGAGGGGACTTGGACAATGGTTGCTGGTGGCTCTGGCGGTCAAAGTGGTCAGAGTTACGCTGCTCAAACAGGTAGATACACAAAGATTGGCAGATTGGTTAATGTCTGCGGCTATTTTCAGGTAAGTAATATTGGCACAGTTTCTGGTACTTACGCACAAGTACAAGGCTTGCCTTTTTCGGCTGGTAGTGGGACTTCGGCAAATGCCTCTGGAGCATTTGGCTATTTTACAGGAATTGGTACAAGTAACGCAGGGATGTTTTTATATGTACCAAATGGCAGCAGCGTAGCTTATGTGACATATAGGAGTTCATTTGGCACCAGTTCTCTATATTTATCACCTTCCGGTTGGGGAAGCTCTCCGCAATTTATGTTTAGCCTTACTTACACAACAGACGCATAACCTGATTGGACATCAGGTTGGACAGTCCATCCATAGGAGATAAAAATGGCATTAACAGAAGAAACATTACAAGACAAAATCGAAATTGTAGGCGACTACAAGCACGTTCAAGTACGCACCGCAACAATCATTAAGCGTGATGGCGTTGAGATTAGCCGTAGCTTTTCACGGCACGTTGTAGCACCTGATGCTGACATCACAGGCGAAAGCGCAGAGGTGCAAGCTATCTGTGCAGCGG